ACGGGATCTTTCTTTTTCACTCGTATGTTTTTGGAAGTGGTTGGTAAAGAAACAAAGCGTGTAGTAGCGTTTCCAATGGAGTATTTTTATCCATACCCTAATAATGCCAGGAAGTTGGAAGGAGTAAATCCATACGTTTATGCATCGGATAATTCGTATGCAATTCATCATTGGGCAGTAAGTTGGAAGAAAAAGATAAACAAAAATTAAGAGTAATGTATTCACAGGCAGGACAAGACGAATGGGTGTTATCCTTATTTAAAAAAGGACATAAGGGTACGTTTTTGGATATTGGTTGTAGTGATCCAATTAAAATTAACAATACGTTGCTTTTGGAAAAGAATAGGTGGAAAGGGTTTGCATTTGATAAGGAGGATTTTAGTAAGGCTTGGAAAATACGATCCACCCCATTTATTCAAACAGATGTTTTTGATTATGATTTTAAGCAATTGAAACTCCCTAAAGTAATTGATTATCTAAGTCTTGATATAGATGATTTGGGAAGTAATTACAGGATGATGAAAAGGTTAATTGAGATATTTGGTTTTGAGTTTAAAGTAATAACGATTGAACATAATTTATACATAGGAGAGAAGTTTAATCAATACGAAAGACTCCCACAGCGTGTGTTATTGTCGCTTGTAGGATATCAGCTTGCTTTCTCGGACGTGATGTGTGATGATGGACTTGAGAATAAATTTGAAGATTGGTGGACAAATCCTAAATACATTTAATATGGATTTTATTCAAGGAGAACGGTTTATAAAAATTGCGGATTTCACGTATGCACCTGAACTAAGGAGTGGGGATGATTATATGAAGTTGCAAAACACATATTATTGGAAGATTGTAAAGCCGGTCAATATCATATATACTCATTCGATGTACGTTAAACAGTTGTTTGAAGAGATTGTAGGTCATTTGGAAAGGTTTGTGGTAATTACACACAATGGAGATAATAATATTGATGGAACTTATGCTGTGCCGGGAAATGTAATACGTTGGTTTGCACAGAATGCACTTATAGATCACCCACGAGTTGAAGCCCTTCCTATTGGGTTGGAAAATAGTATGTGGTTTCGTCCCTTGCGTAAACGAGAGAAAATGATTGAGAAGTTACAAGAGGAAAAGAATTATAAGAATTTGGTTTACATGAATTATAATATTGCAACCAATCCACGTGAGAGGGAACCGGTTTTTAATCTGTTTAAAGATAAGCCTTGGGTAACGGCTGTGCGTGGAGTGAATGGAAAGGGTTTTGATTATTACCTTGATGATATATATAATCATAAGTATGTCATTTGTCCGGCGGGCAATGGAGTGGATACACACAGGTTTTGGGAGGCGTTGTATATGAAGTCAATTCCGGTAGTGAAACGAAATGTTAATAATTGGTTTTATCGGGACTTGCCAGTTTTGTATGTAAATGATTGGGAAGACGTGACAGAGGAGTTATTAAATAACGCATGGCCATTGTTTACAAAAGGAACTTATAAGATGGAAATGCTGACGTTTGAATATTGGAAGAATAAAATATTGAATTGCAAATGGGAAGCAGAAAGGTCATAGTATTGGTTCTTAGATCAGGAGGAGATTTCACTTATCGTGATGTTGAGTTGATTGTTCGGCATATCAATACGAAGTGGAAGTCAAAGATCCGTCCTCGGATTATTTGCCTGTGGGATCAAACCAAACATACTTATAACCTTGGTAACATAGAAATTATACCATTGGAAGACAAATATCCTGGTACTTGGTCAAGGATACAACTATACAGTCCTGAGATGGAAAAGTACCGGCCATTCCTTTATGTTGATTTGGATACTGCTGTTATTCAGTCGTTGGAGCATATCTTTGATTTGGTTAGAGATGAATCACAATTTATAACCCTTGAGGACTTTTGGCAGAAGGGCAAACTTGCAACAGGCTTGGTTTGGTTTCCTGCCAATTCAGATAAGATCAAAAGGATATGGGAAGTTTTTAAAGGTCCGTCAGGCAGTAGAATGGACAGGTTTATTCGTATGGTTGTTACGGCTGATAGGTATTGGCAGGATTTGACAAATACAATATATGACTTTAAGGACAAATCAAGAAAATTACTTACTGTATTGCCCGCTAATGCTAATATAGTTTGTTTACATGGCAAACCTCGTATTTTCCAAGCCATCGAAGGCGAATCCGCTATTGAATGGCTTAAACAGTATGTAAGTGCCAATGGGGTGCAAAAACCCCGCAAAAGCAATGTAACGGTTATAATTCCGTATAACCGTGATCGTGGGTTTTTACAGTATGCCGTAGATAGTGTACCAAAAGATGTGCAGTTAATACTAAGCAAAGGTGATGGTAATTGGCCACAGAATTTCAACAAGGCTCTTCCACAAGCTGAAGGAGAGTACATAAAGTATTTGCACGAAGACGATGTGCTTACACCAAATTGTATTGCAGATTCTGTGAGAGCAATAGAGGAACAGAAAGTGGATTTTATTCATGGTAATGCTATACAGCATAGCCAGCGGTCAGGACTTGAAGTTGTTTGGAAACCGATCATTAAGTACCCTACATTGAATGATTTACTTCGTAAGAATTTAATACATAGTGCAACGACCATGTATCGTCGCAGTGTGTTTGAACGAGTGGGTGGGTTTAATGAAGCGGATGATGTTAAATCGTTTGAAGAGTATGAATTTAATATGCGTTGTTTAAAGGCTGGATTGAAGATTGGGTATTGTGATGCGACGTTGGCTATGTACAGACGTCATCCAGATCAGCTAATTAAGACAGCAGACAAATTGGAAAGACAGAGGAACAGACAAAAATATATACAAATGTATTCAAAATGATAGCGACTCCCCCCATATTGATCACAGGAATTCCTCGAAGCGGGACATCCATTGTGGCTGCGGTGGTACAGCAGTGTGATGTATTTATTGGCAATATCCTCAAGCGGAGCATGTATGAAAACCATGCCATACGTGATAACATTATGAAACCTTATTTTGAGAGAATGGGTAAAGATCCGAGAGGACAATTTCCATTACCTCAGACAAAACAATTGACAATACCTGCTGATTGGCGAGAGAAGGTTGAAAAGCTAATTGTAGCGCAAGGGTATAGTGAAGGTGCTTGGATGTATAAAAGCACGACAATGAGCTTGATTTGGCCTGTGTGGCACGAAGCGTTTCCAAATGCTAAGTGGATAATTGTACGCAGACGTACAGGTGATGTTATTCAATCCTGTTTGAAGACTGGTTATATGCGAGCCTATACGGATGCTGAAGGATGGTTAGGTTGGGTACATGAGTATGAAAAGCGTTTTGTTGAGATGATTGAAGCTGGAGTTAATTGTAAAGTAATATGGCCTGAGCGTATGGTAACGGGTGATTACCAACAGATGAAAGAAACGTTGGAGTGGTTAGGTTTGCAATGGTTTGACGGGATTAAAGATTTTGTGGATCCTTTATTATGGACAAGTCGTAAAAAAGAAAGGAGTGAGAAATTATGCCAAGAGTAACAACAGATGACGTTAAGGAAATAATGGACAATTGTCCATTGTCTGATGACATAGTATCAACGTATATTGATATAGCAAGTGCTTTTATCAATAAGGTCTTTGATCTTGAAAGTGGTACGTGTACGGATGATTATGTGGAAATGGAGCGGTGGCTTACTGCACACTTGATATCCGTTACAAGATTTCGTTCGGTGAAAGAAGAGAAATTAGAGAATGCAACGGTTAAATATACAGGGTATTGGAGTAAGGGTTTGGAATCAACCTCATACGGACAAGTGGTTCTTATGTTGGATAGGGAAGGTAAGATGGCAGCAGCAGGCAAACAAGCTGCAACTATTTATGCAATAAAATCTCGTAAAGAAAATGAGTATTGAAAGTCATATAGCAAGTTTGTGTCTTGACACAGCCGTTTATTGGGCTCCGTTGGGGGAGGATGGTATGGGAGGCAAGTTGTTTGCTGAGCCCGTAGAGATTGATTGTCGTTGGGAACGCAGAACACAGGTGTTGACTGATGCAAATGGTACGGTAATCGGGGCAAGAGGATCAGCCGTAGTGACACAGGATGTTGAAGAAGAGGGGTTTTTGTTTCATGGCACGTTGGATGATTTGGAAGGAAGTGAAGCGGACAGTAGTGGCATTTATTATGATCCAAAGCAGGTTGAGGGAGCGTATGAAATAAAGCAATTTGAGAAAGTTCCTGCTTTGCGGTCTACCACTGAGTTTTATCGTAAGGCTTATTTATTAATTTGGCAAAGGAGATAAACTATGGCATTGGTAAATGGCATACCACGTTCGGTTAATCCTAATACAAGGATAAAGGGGTTTGATATTTATTTGGCTAATTTGAATAGGGAACTGATGCAAAATGTTCCAGATCGTAGTGTGAAAGGATTGATAATGGCGGCTGCTCTCGTAAGGAATGAAACGGAAAGCAAACCTCCAATGACTCCGCTTGATTACGGTAACTTAAAATCTTCTTACTTTGTTGTTACGGCAAAAGGAAAGGAACCAAATGATGCTGGTAATGCAGGGTTTGTAGACAATCCAAAAACAGGATTAAAGGCAAGTCAGTTAAAGTCAGAACATAATGATGCTATTACAGAGTGTAAAGGTATTGTAAAGGCAAATGAAGGAACTAAAGGTAAGTTTTTAATCTTTGGGTATAGTGCAAATTATGCTTTGTTTGTACATGAAATGCCAGAAGGAAACTTCACGGTGAAAAAAGGAAGGGTGCCAGGACCTAAATGGTTTGAAACAGCTTTCAAAAGGAACCGTGCAAAGATACTTCAAATAATAAAAGATAATGCACAAATAAAAGGGTAGATATGAACGCATCCTCCGTAGATATTAAAGATATGCTTGTAGCAGATACATCATTGTCATTGACGTTTGCTACTAATTTATTTGTAGGCAAAGAGCCAGGAAAGCCGGACAATAGTGTGACAATATATGACACTCCGGGTTTTCCTCCGTACCTTGGTTTAGGAGGAGAGGTAGGATATGAATACCCTTCCGTACAAATCATAGTTAGAAATACAAAACAAGCTACTGCTTGGAATCTTATTGAAAGGATAAAGGATTCGTTACATGGGCGGAATCATCAAACATGGAACGGTACTTTATATATGCTTATCGCTTGTTCCAGTGGCCCCGCACTTCTGGAGTGGGATGATAATGGTAATTGCAAGTTTTTTATAAATTTTAATTTGCAGCGGAAACCTGCATAAAAACAAAAGGAGGTAAAATTATGGCAAGTAATGCTATTGCTGGTGTAGGGACCAAATTTCGCAGGTGGGATAAAACCCTTGCGGCTTGGGCGTCTCTGGCCGAGGTCAATTCAATTACGGGACCTGGAATGTCAAGGGATCCAATAGATGTAACGTCTTTGGATTCTACAGGAGGTTACCGTGAGTTTATTACTGGATTTCGTACAGCAGGTACAATATCACTTTCAATGAACTTCACTCGTGATTCATACGATAAGATGATGGCTGATTTTGAAAGTGATGTTGCACAGTTTTATGAAATCATTCTACCAGATAATGAAAACACCACATTGGAGTTTGAAGGTCTGGTTACTGAATGTCCTTTGACAATTCCTACTGATGACAAAGTCACTGTGGATGTCACCATTCAGATTACAGGTGCGGTTGCGCTGAACTCTGGATCAGGGTCAGCTACCTAAAATTAGGTTTCACTAATCAAGTGATATTTTTTATTAACAAACAATTAACAAATTACTAATCATGGGAAATTTATTGGATCGCTCGCAGTTACTTGCGAAAGAAGAATTGGAAATCGTTAAGGTTGAGTTTGAAAACGGTGATTACGTATTTGTCCGTCAGATGACAGGACATGAGCGTGATACCTTTGAACAATCTCTGTTGAAAAAGACAAGGGATAAAAAAGGAACCGTAATCAGTTATGAGCAAGCCACCGAGGATTTCCGTGCTAAATTAGCAGTGATCACACTTTGTGATGAGAAGGGAAATCTCTTAATGGAGAAAGGTGATTACATGGCACTGAGTAGAAACATGAGTGCAAAGCGGTTGGAAACCATTATTAATGAGGCACAAAAGTTAAACAAAATTACAGAAGAGGATAAGGAGGAGTTGGTAAAAAACTTAGAAGCCGTCCCGGACGGCAATTCCAGTTCCGACTTTGTCGAGAGTTAGGCATCGTCCATCCAGATTACCTATTGGATCAACTAACGTCACGACAACTTGCAGAATGGGAAGCATACGATAGGATCGATCCAATAGGAACTTGGAGGGAGGATTTTAGAATGGCATTTTTAAGTTCTTTGATTACCAATTTAGCAAGGGCATTGTATCCAAAGAAAGGACATAAACCAGAGATGGTTGCACCGGAGGAGTTTATGCCTGATTGGACAGGAGAGGAGAAGGAGGTTATTGTTAAACAACAGGATCCTGAGGAGATGAAACAGATTTTTCAGGCTTTGGTACGAGCACAGAATAAGAAGAAGGTTTTACATAATAATCCTCCAAGTAAACTGACTAAAAAGAAGGAAGAATGAATATAGGCACACTTACCGCCACACTTGGTGTAGATACCAGTGGATTATATGCAGCCGAAGCAGCGGTGTTGCGTTTTCAGAAAGTCACCACCAGTCATTTTGCTGCTGTAACTACAAAATGGAGGACGTTTGGTTATATGGCTTCTGTGGCTATGACCGCTCCGCTGCTTGCTGCTGGTAAGTCTGCCTTGACAATGTATAAGGACTTTGATTTTACAATGAACCAAATTGTAGCATTGGTTGGAATTGCAAGAGATGAGGTTGATGAGTGGGGAAAAGATATATTACGGATAGCTCCGAGCCTTGGTAAGTCTCCGAAGGAATTAGCAGATGCATTATACTTTGTTACATCATCGGGTTACAAGAGTGCTCAGGCATTGGACATTGTAAATAAATCAGCACAGGCTGCTGCTACGGGATTAGGCAGTACCAAAGAGATAGCAGACTTGGTAACCTCAGCAATGAATGCTTACAAGGATACAGGATTAACAGCTACTCGTACACTTGATATTTTGGTTGCTGCGGTACGTGAAGGTAAAGGGGAGGCTGACGCTTTTGCAAAAACTATCGGAGCGGTAATCCCGTTTGCTTCTGAGTTAGGTGTTTCATTTGATCAGGTAGCAGGCTCAATGGCAGCTATGACATTAACAGGATCAAGTGCAGCAAATGCTTCTACGTATTTGAGAAACATCTTTAAGTCACTGATGGACCCAGCAAAGCATGTAGAAACGGCTTTACGTGAAATGGGGACATCCAGTGCAGTGTTACGTAATATGTTAGGGGAACAGGGATTGATGCCTACGTTGGTTAAGATACGAGAATTGACTGAGCAGTATGGTACTTCGATGATGAGTCAAGTGTTTCCAAACATTCGTGGGTTACTGGGGGCTTTAATATTGCTTGGTGACAATTTTGAGTACAATGTTGAGGTAATGGATTTGGTAAACAAATCTACTGGTTCTGCTGCACGAGCGTTTCTTGAAACTTCTAAGACTGTAGAGTTCAGATTAAATGCTGCTATATCCGCTGCTAATTCCGCTTGGATTACATTTGGTAAAAGTGTTGCAGAGACGGTACTGCCTATTTTGGAAAAATTAGTGGTATTCCTTCAGCGTCTCGTCGAATGGTTTAATAATCTGAGTGCTCCTACACGCAGGTTTATTATAATTATTGGAGCCGTTATGGCTGCTCTTGGTCCTTTGGCACTTCTTATTGCATTGTTTCGATATATGTTACCAGCTTTTGCCTTAGCAATAAATGGTGTAACAACAGCATTGTTTGGATTACGAGCTGCAATGTTAGCTAATCCAATTTTAGCGTTGATTACGCTTGTAGGAGCTTATGTGTTGCAATGGGCAATAGCACGGAAAAGAATGGATGAGGCGACAGTTTCTCAAAAGAAATTGAATGAAGAGTTGAAACGTGGAGAGGATCTAAGGAAAGGCTTGGATCCACTTGTTACCTCAGCAAAGGCTTTTAAATTGATGAAAGCTCAAGAGTTGGAGGAATTAAAAGGAGGATTAGAAAATCAACTTCAAGCCGAAAGAGATCATACAATAAAGTTAGCAGCTCTTGCAATAGAAAGAATTGAGGATGATAAGATGGTAGCCAGAATTCAAGAACAAATTATGGCAGCTACCAATGATTTATATAAAGCAGGTTTGGTGCAACAATTAAATGAAAGGAAAAAATTTCTTGTAGCTGATCTTGATTTGGAATATAAAGCCTCTCAGCAGAGAGTAGCAATCATTGAAAAGTCTTTGGCTGAGATAAGAGAAACTTGGAAGCGTAAAACCTTTGTTGAGGCTGTCGATGAAGCCATTGGTGAATTGTGGACTACAATGCGTGTGGGAGAGGATGAAATAGAACACATGAGCAAGGTCTTTAAAGCATTAGGGATTGAGTTTGATCGTGAGAAGAGGTTAGTTGATTTATATAACAAAACATTAGAAGGGCTTGTTAATGAGGGTTTAACCGATACAGATGAGAAGGTTCAGTACGTTGCCAACCGATTGAAAATAATGCAAGCTGCTCTTGAGGCGATAGAAAAAGCTGCGGATAAAACAAAGTTGGCTCTTCAGAATATGGGCAAGGTCAAAAAGGTGTTTGACGATCTTGGTGCAAGTTTATCTGCGGCAAGGGTGAAAGTTTATATTGATCCTAAGTTTGATATAGATCAAGCAAACATAGATGCTTATAAGAAAGCGTATGAGGAATACTTGGAAATAGCAGCAGGAGCAATTGAAAAACTCAGAGTAGCGAGTAAAGTTCCCGGTGTGATGGGGACAGCTTCCATGGCAGCCATGTCAGGAATGATAAATATTGTACGTCAACTCAAAGCCGAATATGAAAATTGGGTAGAGGCAAAAGAAAGAGCGAGTGATGTACAAATGCTTAATATTTTACAGGCGGAAGCTGATGCATTTGGCGGATTAGCTTCTAAGATAGAGGTTGTTAATTTTGCACTCAAAGCCGAACAAAAGGTTCTCCGTAATTTACTTATGGACCCTAAAACTGATCCATTAAGTGATGGCATACAACGAATTGTTGCTAACATACGTCAGTGGAAAAAGGAGTTATTGGAATTACAAAGTGTACAGGAATTGACTTTTCTGGCAGATATGGATCGGGAGTTTGGTACTACTGGCACTAAAATCAATCTGTTATCCGGTTATATAAATACGTTACAAAGTAAATTAAAATTCCTTTCTGAAGAAGGATTAGGAACATCTGAAGAGTTTAAGAAATTTACAGAAGAATTAACAAATGCAGAGCGGGCTTTAGTTAATCTTCAAAATCAAGAATCCCTTCAGTATTTGGAAAAAATGAATAATGCACTACATAGTGCAAGGACGGCATCAGATTTGTTCCAAGGAAGGATAACGGCACTTAATAATGAGATGCAATATCTTGCCAAAGCTCCTGGTGATAATACAGCGGCGTTCAATAAACTTGCAAAAGAGTTACGAGGGTTAGAAATCGGTGTGAAGGTTGCTGATGAACTAACGGGAGCATTTAATCAGATGTTTGATGCTCTTATTGACGGTGGACAAAATATAGGAGATGTATTAAAGGACATTTTCAAAGGTCTTTTAAAAGAAATAGTCCATCTTATCATACAAACGGTTGTATTGCAAACGGCATTAAAAGCATTAGGAATAGATAAAGCAGCCACAGACAATCAAGCAGCAAATGAAAAGGCATTAGCTGGGGCAATTCTCGCTGTAACAGGGGCAACCGTAGCAAAAACAGTTGCCACAGCCGCTTCTGTCCCTGCCACACAAGCAGCAGCCTCGGCAGCATCTAATCTTGCAGTAGCATCCGCAGCAGCAGAAGGAGCTAAAATGCCATTCCCCGTTAATATTGCAGCCATAGCAGCAGGTATTGGAGCAGTTGTGGCAGGAATAGCTCTTGGACAGGCTGCGGTTTCAGCTTTGAGTAAGGCTACTCCGGGACTGAAAAAAGGTGGTATAATCCCTCCAGGATATCCTGATGATACGTTTCCTGCGTTCCTCAGTTCAGGAGAGGTAATTGTTCCAAAGAAACGTTATGAGGAGTATAAAGATGAACCAGTTTGGAAAGGACTACCAAAACTTCCTAAATTACAATACGGAGGAACTGTGCCTTCAGGATATCCTAATGATACGTTTCCTGCTTGGCTGACATCGGGTGAAACCGTTATTCCATTAAAGAAAAATTCAGGTGGTGAAAAGGTATTGTTTAATATTCTTGATGAGTTAAAGGCATTGGTAGATTTACAAAACAAAGTTTCTTTAGCACCAATAACTTCAGATTGGACTCCTCCTCCACAATTTTTAAAGATTGTAGATAAGCGTTTACTTGATGCAATTACAGGGCAGCCTGTTTCTTCAAAGAGCAGATTACATGGAAACGTAGATACTGCCTTTGTTGAAGAAGTAACTAAGAAATCTATTGCAAGAGGATTGGATCCAATGATCCCACTTGCAATATCTCATCAGGAAACAGGAGGGTTTAATCCTGAGTACATGGACAATCCATTTGCAATATTGTTTCAAAACATGGAGGAATTGTCCAAATTTGATCTTGACCCAATCGGATACTCTTTGGATTTTATAAATAAGAAACTGGAGTTGGCTAAACGATTAGGTGAAACTACTACTGCCGGAATGGTTCAATTTTACAATGGAGTAGGGAAGTTAATGCCAGATTCATTTGGTGCTCCTGTTAAGAAAGCATACGGAGTGGAAATTCCTCCTGAAGGAATTAATATGCGTGAGAATCCCTTGTATGGTAAACGTATTGAAGATATTATAAATGGTATTTTCTCACAGAATGAAGCGTTGTTACGTGCTATTGAAGACGCAAAAAAGAATAATGTTTTCTCTCCAACACAAGGAACAAATAATAAAGGTAATTGGAATGGGGTTGGACCTGGACCAGGAGTTGGAATATCAGGACTTGATCAATACGGTGTTATTATAAGAGATGTGGTTACAGGTGCTGATAATTTTGTAGCTGTTAATGAAAAGGTAAACGAATCTCTTAATAAATCTGGTGGTATTTTACAATCTACCACCTCTTATTTGACACAATACGCCAATGCACAGGTACAAGCAAAGACACAAGGAAAGGGTTTATTGGCACAACTTACAGGAATGGGAATAGGAGTAGGGGTAGAGCAAGTGGGTAAGTTGGCGGGTGATAAGTTAAGTGGACTTTTAAATAAAAAGAAAGGAGCTGATGAAGCAGGAGGTGCAGCTGAATCCTCTGCAAATGCAGCCGCAAATATGGCAGAGGGAGCATCGGGATTGTTCAAAGAATCCGGTAAGCAACCTTTTCCGGTAAATCTTGTTGCCGTAGCCCTTAGCATTGCTGCAATAATTGCAATGATAGCAGTAGTGGCAAGAGCCAGATCAGCAGCCAAGATGGCAAGTGGAGGACTAATTCCTCCAGGGTACCCAAATGATACTTTCCCTGCTATGTTAAGCTCTGGTGAAATGGTTATACCTAAAATGAACGTACCTAAGTTTACATCTGATCAGTTTGAGAATGAGGAAGGGGGAGAAGTTAGGTTTGAAATAGAAGGGGATAGATTGGTAGGCATACTAAAGAAACAAGGTAAGAAACTTCAAATATACTAATCATGGCGTTTGAATTGAAATACCAATCAGATTTTTACAATGTTTTTCAGAAACTTGTTTCTGTAAAGATATACAAAAAAGACTATGAAGATTCTGAAGTGATATTTGTACGGACTTCAGAAGTAACCATAGAGGCTAACTACAAAGATGATAATACTCCGGTGATTGGTACGGGTGTAAAAGTTATTGTTATTGCCAATTCAGACGATATGGAGTTTTTGGAGGATTTGCTGATATCCTATGAAAAGCAGTTCATGTGTGTTATTGAATATGATGGGGCAGTTGCATTTCGTGGTTATTCCCTTTGTGATTTGAATGAGCGACAATTACTTCCTTATGCTGCTATTGTGTTGCAGTTTACAGACTACTTGCATCGGCTTTCGGAGCATTATCCTGCGGGATTAAAAGACCCTTCTCAGTCAATAAGTGTGATGCGTTTGGTTACTGATTTAATTGATTTGGCAGGACTTGATTTACCACTATATGTAAACTCTACTTTATTTGAATCCAGTATGGTTGATGATAGTGATGGAACGGACTCGTTTCTTCCACAAGTGTTTGTTCAAAACTTTCAGTTTCATACCGGACCAGGTGAGTATGATAGTATGTATGATGCAATAAATAAAGCATTGCAACCTTTTAGTGCTTTCATATTCTATTACAATGATCAATGGATTATTGAACGACAGGAGGATATTACACGGGATGGGAATTGGGTTAAATACAGTGGAGCAGATTCCACATCTGAAACCAGTTTGAAGTTATCGATTAATAAACAAGATGGTGATTTTCAATATATAGAAACCAGTCAAATTGTTGAGTATGATTCTGGATTGAAAACACTAATCTTGATGTTGCGTGATAAGTTACTCGATTCTTTGGTCTTTAATGACTACACCAAAGATATGAAAAGTGAGTCTTATATAAATGAAAATTTTTCTGATTTTCCTGCTTCTTTAGAGTATCGAACATGGTACAGGCATTCAAACGTGGTAATAGAACAAGTCGGAATGCTGTATAAGCACATGACAAATTGGGTGCGTTGGACAACGGATGAATACATTCGTGGGCTGTTTTACAATTTTAAGGTTAGTTTTAATTCATCTTCGGATATACCTACAACAATGACCATCTCTTATAAGGTATTTCCGTATTTGCCTTCCATTTCAGGTATAGGTTTTGTTTCTCTTGTAAAGAAAGTATTTATCCGTTTTTTGTTACGTATGCAGGGAGGACCGTATGATGGATATTGGGTTGCTACTACTGCGGGAACAGATGATGCTACTCCATTTATAGTCCTCATGCCTACCGGCCCACCACCTGTAAGTGCATTTCCTAATCAGGTTGAGATAGATGTTACTGTGCATGAGGGAGATTGGTTGGAGTGGACAATTACAAAAGAATTTGATTTCAGTGAAGCAGGAGTTGTTGTTCTTGATGTATATGGTTCTGTGGCTGCAATGTATAATAACTTTTATGAGTTATTGGGGATGGATTCTTCAGGAGCTGAGAAAGTAGAACAGTATTTTAATTTGATAATCCTGCCTCCTGGTTATTGCTACAAACCATTTAACAAGATACAGGACTTTTCAACAGATTATTTGAAAAAAACATTTTTTGGTGATATTTCTGTTGTAGTTACTCCTGAGGATATAGATAATAAAATAGAGTATTATATTAATCAGGATTTTGTAAAGAAAGAAGAAATTGAATTACACCTATTTGACCTGCCTGATGTTAATTACAGTAATGGTTTATTGTTAGATGATGGGGTGACATTTACCAAATTGTGGATATCTGAAAATTCTGTCGTGGGGTGTCCTTTGTACGAAGTGTTTGCAAAAGGTAAGTTCCGCAAGTATGGCAGGACAATACATAGATTAAAATCAAGGATACGTTGTGACAAGATACTCAAACCATTTACCATTATAACTGATGATAATGTTCCAAGTAAAACTTCCTCTTCTGGGAATATGACATTACTGCTGAATGGTTTTAGTTGGGATTTGAATAATGGTGTGTATGATATTGTAGCAGAGGAATACACAGAGGAAAATATTATTGTTGATGGTGTCCTTTATGACACAGATGGTAATGCTGTCGTGTCGCCACCAGATACACCTACTGGCTTTACTGCTGTAATTGAAGGATCACGCAGAACCAAATCTGTTTATGTTTCTTGGAATCCTGTTTCTGGTGTTGTTTCAGAGTATGTATTATACAGAAAACCTTATTACTCTCTTATAACATCTCCTCCAGGATGGACTGATGCATGGAAAGTTATTTACAGAGGTTCAGAGATTAATTATAGAGATAGTGATGATCTGTTTCGTGTTTATAATCTGCCTCCTGGCACGACAATAACATATCAACTAAAAGCTGTTAATTCAGCAGGAGAGAGTGCTTTAACAGCTGAGGTGACTGTTACTTGGTAAAATAACGTAACGATGGCAATAACTATTTATAAGATAGCATATCACGTAGATTGGGAAGGGACAGGAGTGGCTCGTCCTCGTGGAGGAGGAGTTTACGGTGGGTCTGCATTAGACGTTGTGGATTTGTCAAATTATTATACCAAAGAGAATTTATATACCGAAGGGCAATCCGTTGTTCACTTTGCTAATATTACAGATGCTTATCACAATAATCTTATTGACA